AAAAAGAGAATGATCGAGGCAAAGAAAGAACACGAAGTAAATCCTACACCAGAAACTGAGAAGGCAATTGCACAAAACCATAACATGCAGCTTGCTAAAAAGATTCAATTGAACTCAGCATATGGTGCATTATCTAACGCATACTTTAGATGGTTTGATAATAAATTAGCCGAATCAATTACACTATCTGGTCAGCTCTCTATTAAGTGGATGGAAAGAGAGATGAACAAGTATCTAAACAAACTATTTAAGACTAAGGATAAAGATTATGTCATTGCTTGCGATACGGATTCTATGTACATCACGCTTGACGCTTTGGTCGGTCAATTTTTTAATGAAGGCGATGCAGTTGAACCAATCGTCAAATTCTTGGACCGTGCATGCGAAGATCGCATTGAACCTTTTATTGAGTCATGTTACGAACAGCTTAGCGGATATGTTAATGCCTACGATCAGAAAATGAAAATGAAACGAGAAGCTATCGCTAATAAAGGCATCTGGACTGCTAAGAAGCGATATATTCTTAATGTATGGAATAACGAAGGTGTTCAGTATTCAGAACCTAAACTAAAGATGATGGGTATCGAAGCTGTTCGTTCTTCTACCCCTGCTGCATGTCGCGCTAACATTAAAAAGTGTATTAATGTTATTATGAACGAAACTGAAGAAGCTACACAAGAGTTTATTCAGAAGTTTCGTAATGAGTTTAGTACTCTACCTTTTGAAGATGTTGCATTTCCCCGTGGTTGTAAATTAACTCATGATGGTGGTATGGGTAAGATACCATACAAACTAGGTGAGAAAGCACTACCTATTCACGTAAGAGCAGCACTACTCTATAATGATCTTCTTAAGAAGAAGAAACTTGATCAGAGATTTCCTCTTATTCAAGACGGTGATAAGATTAAGTTCTGTTATATGAAAATGCCTAACCCTATACGTGAAAACGTTTTTGCATGCCCAGGTACTCTACCAAGACAGCTTGGTATGGATCAATACATAGATTATGATACACAGTATGATAAGGCATTTGTCGAACCTATTAAGACTATTCTCGATGCTATCGGATGGCATGTTGAGAAACAAAGTTCCTTAGAAGAGTTTTTTGTATAAAGGATATACTTATGGCAAAGAATGAAATAGATTTAGATTTCGATTTTGGTTTTGACTTCAGTGACGACTTAACTGATGCAGTTAATGAGAAAGAACAGCAAGCAGCTATAGCTCAGACAAAAGCTGAGACAATGTATAAAATGATAATGCCACTACTTAACAATCTTAAGAAAAATCCAGATAAGCCAAATATTGTTTGGCCTGATCGTGAGAAAAAGATTGATGAATTTATCAAAAAATTGGATAATGTATTAAAGAGCTAATTGTACAGGAAACTATATTATGTCACTTATTAACCGTTTGATTAAAAATTCTACTATAGAAGATACAGCAGTGCTTACCGATTCTAAAATTTACGGTAAGAAAGATATGATTCAAACTAACGTTCCTATGGTGAACGTAGCACTATCAGGTAGTGTAGATGGAGGCTTGACACCTGGTCTTACAGTTCTAGCTGGACCATCTAAACATTTTAAGTCTGCCTTTTCTCTCCTTATGGCATCGGCTTATATGAAGCAGTACCCAGATAGTGTTCTTTTATTCTATGACTCAGAGTTTGGTACTCCTAAGGGGTACTTTGAGTCATTCAATATTGATATGGATAGAGTGCTTCATACACCTATCACTGATATCGAACAACTTAAGTTTGATATTATGAAACAGCTTGCAGAAGTAAAACGTGATGATAAGGTCGTTATTGTCATAGACTCTGTTGGTAACTTGGCTTCCAAGAAAGAAGTTGAAGATACTATGAACGAGAAGTCTGTTGCAGATATGTCTCGTGCAAAGTCTCTTAAGTCACTCTTCCGTATGGTTACACCTCATCTTACTCTTAAAGACATTCCATTGATCGTTGTTAACCATACATATATGGAAATTGGAATGTTCCCTAAGGCAATTGTTGGTGGTGGTACAGGTATTTACTACTCAGCAGATACTATCTGGATTCTTGGTCGTCAACAAGAAAAAGACGGCGGTGAGATTGCCGGTTATAATTTTATTATTAATGTAGAAAAGTCACGTTATGTTAAAGAGAAGTCTAAGATTCCAATCACAGTTAGCTATGAAGGTGGGATCAAGAAGTGGTCCGGACTCTTGGATTTGGCTATTGAGGGTGGTTATGTCGTTAAACCATCTAACGGATGGTATCAGATTGTTGATCGCACTACCGGTGAAGTATCTGGTCAGAAAATGAGAGCTGCTGATATTGAAGATAATGGAGCAGTATGGAAAGAAATTTTCTCTAAGACAGACTTTGCAAACTATATTAAAAACAAATATACTTTAGTGGGTGGTGCATTGATTCAACAAGAAGAACAGGATGACGATGATGAATAATAAACCTAAGGTTAAGGAACGCTCAGAAGAGTTTACATCATTTATGAATGATGAGCAAACATCTGCTATTCGTCAGCTTGGTAATGATCTACACCGTGTTAATAATGCTGTTATTCGTTGTGTAGAGTTAGGACTTGCAGTAGAATTACAACGTGTCTCTCGTCACCATGTAGAAGGTGGCTACTGGGGTGATTTGTTAATTCCAGTAGTTGTTAAACAGAGCACAAAGAAAGATCTTTGATGATTGAAAAGACGATACTTTCGCATTTAATTTATAACGAAGCATTTGCAAGAAAGGTTCTACCTTTTCTTAAGGATGAATATTTTCATAACCAACCAGATAAGGTTGTCTATAAATTAATTTCCGATTATGTACAAAAGTATAACAACACTCCTACTAAGGAAGTGTTGTTTCTTGAGTTGAATAATAAAGAAGGTCTATCAGAAGTAACGTTTAAAGATTCTAAACGTACAATCGAAGATCTACAAACAGATAACACGGACATACAATGGTTATTAGATAGTACAGAAAAGTTCTGTCAGGATAAGGCTATTTACAATGCAATTATGGCATCGATTAAAATCCTCGATGATAAGTCCGGAACTTCAAGCACTGGCTCCATACCCACTCTTCTCAGCGATGCTCTTGGGGTGTCTTTTGATGTTAGCGTGGGTCATGACTATTTTCTTAATAGCGATAATCGATATGATTTCTATCATCGCAGGGAAGAACATATTCCCTTCGACCTGGAATTCTTTAACAAGATTACGAAAGGCGGCTTGGTCCGCAAGACTCTCAATATCGCTCTGGCCGGCACTGGTGTTGGTAAGTCTTTGTTTATGTGTCATTGTGCTTCTCACAATCTAGTGAGTGGCAGGAACGTTCTCTACATTACAATGGAAATGTCAGAAGAGAAGATTGCAGAACGTATCGATGCTAATCTTCTTAATGTAACAGTAGACGAACTTACTATTATGCCAAAAGACGTCTATGATAAGAAGATTGGTAGAGTAAAAGAGAAGACTGTTGGTAAGCTAATTATTAAAGAGTATCCTACAGCATCTGCAGGATCAGCTAATTTCAGGCATTTAATTAATGAACTTAGAATTAAGCGCAATTTTATACCCGATGTCATCTATATTGACTATCTTAATATATGTAGTAGTAGCAGAATTCGTTCTGGTTCTAATGTTAACTCATACACGTACATCAAAGCTATCGCTGAAGAACTACGTGGTCTTGCCGTTGAGTTTAATGTGCCTATTGTATCTGCTACACAGACTACCAGAGGTGGTTATGGCAATTCCGACGTTGAACTTACAGATACTGCTGAGTCCTTTGGTCTACCTGCTACAGCAGATTTGATGTTTGCATTAGTTAGTACAGATGAGTTAGAAGCTGTTAGTCAGATTATGGTTAAGCAATTAAAGAACCGTTATAATGATCCTACATTGTATAAGAAATTTGTAGTTGGTATTGATAGAGCAAAGATGAGATTATTTAACACAGAACAGTCAGCACAAGATAATCTTATCGACGATACAAAAGTCTTTAATAATCCTAAACCAGCTATTAGTGAAGAAAAGAAATCTCGTTTTAGTGAGCTACTAGTATGATGGATGAAGATGAGGAGTATGCAGAATGGGTAGCAGATGTTATTCTATCCTATTTTGCATCTCAATTGCAATCAGGTCGATCAGTAATTTACGAATCTGAGATATGGCAGCTTCTCGGACAGGAACTACCTGAAGGTCAAGAGAATAGAATGTTTAGACTTAAAGAATATACTGGTGATCCTATATTAGAAATTTCTAATGAAAACGTTGTAGATTTCACAAAATATCGTAAAAAACTGCATTAAAATACGTAATAATCCATAAGAATCCGTAATCCTAAAAAACCCAATGATTTCAATGAGTTAACTTTTTTTGTAACTCCTTGATTTTATTGGGTTTTTTTGTGAAAATAACAGTTGCATTATTTTCCTAAAAATACTATTATTATAATAGAAAGAATGATGGAGAACCTTAAAATGCATATGCCAAATTTTATCCATAATATTCTCTATAAATTTACACCAAAATTCCATCTTTTTTACATGGATTCTACTTGTGAATCAATGGTTTACAAATATAAAACTAATTTCTTCAAAATTCTCTTAGAATACATTAAAAAATAAGTTGCATTAATTTCCAAATACCGCTATATTAATAATATGATGAGAACAGAGAGTAACGAAATGAGCGATACGTTTATGAAGAAGGGAACTCGCATGAATTATTCAGACGAAGATTTTGTACTGGAATTTGCTGGTAACATTCTTAAGAATGATACGACTTTGAAACTTTCAGCTATGGATACTCTTAAGATCGTCCAGAAGAATCATGCTGGAAACGGCTACTTCTCTTGGGACGGTATCTTGGATGATCTGGCCGAACTTATCGATTACCCGGCTGCTAGAGAAATTCTGGGTAACTGCTGAAATATCAGTTGCCTTATTTTCGAAATGAACTATAATCATATATGTGACATCAAAATGGAGAATGTGAATGTCTAATATCAATACTGTTATCAACTTCATCAAAGTTGAACCTGATTATAACAAAGAAGATATGGTCGCAAAGATCATGAAAACTTTGAACGTTACTAAGTCTAACGCTCAGGTCTATTTGTATAATGCTAATAAGAAATTGGCAAAGGGAGATGTTCCTAAGGCAGTAAAGGCTGCTAAGGTTAAGACAAAGGAAGTATCTGTTTCAAAGCTGCTTAAGGATGTTGGCATTAAGGCTAAGAACCTTGACACTATGAAGCGTGTATCTTCATCTCAGCGTGAGGAAGCTCGTTTGGCTAAGCGTGCCGAACTTCAACCGGTCATTGATCAAATGCTTGATGATTCACAAGAGTATGTAAATTCTCTTACAGCCCCTGTTCGTAAGTTCATCGCTGGTGCTGAATAATAAGTAATTATTGGGAGGGGTCATTCCCCTCCCATTACAATTAAATTATTTTTTTTTGCTGAGTGTAGTGTCAAAATCGTATAAATAGATTTAATGGTAATATACCATTTTGTCACTACAAAACGGAACATTAAATGCTAACTCTATCGTGTCTGAAACACACCTATCGCCAAACATTTAACGGACAGATTGCTCCGAATGCTGGCGTATGGTCAGAAGATATGGAGCGCTCAACGTAAGTTAGATAGTTATAGTCTTACAAACGTTGAGCGGCCTAGGAAACTAGAGCCGCTTTTTTAATGGTCCTTTTTTAGTTGATTATAATTTGCAAATTTACTATATTAATAATCGATGTTGTTCCGAGTGTATAAGAACAACCCCTGACTGGTACGTGGACTCGAATGAGCGTACAAGTGGTTTCCAGCAGGGCAGAAGGACAACGTAAGTTGTCTCTTCATGGGTACATCAGAGCCCGAAGCGTGCGCGCATTACTATACGTAGAGGTAGGCTTCCCAGAATCGGTAATCAGCTGTAATAACGAGTGGTATTGGAAGTTAGATAGCTGATGTATCCTTGTAGAGACAAGAAGTTTTTCGTGGTAGCTCAATGGTAGAGCTCTCGACTGTTAATCGAGCGGTTGTAGGTTCGAATCCTACCCACGGAGCCAATATTGGAAAGGTGGGAGAGTGGTTTAATCCGTCGGTCTTGAAAACCGAAGTGCCTGCAAAGGTACCGTGAGTTCGAATCTCACCCTTTCCGCCAATATTGTAGGGGTTGGAATCCCTATTAATCCCTCACTAATGGCTGTGCAATTGAGTGAGGATATAGCTAGTGGACGGCTGAGGTTCCATCTGCACAGACGTCTTAAGTCCTGAACCTGTCGACACGTTTGAAGATCGACTGCTGGGAATGAGTAACCCAGCTTTAAATTTTTGGGAGAGTGTCCCGAGCGGCAAAGGGGGGAGACTGTAAATCTCTTGTCTATGACTTCGTAGGTTCGAGTCCTTCCTCTCCCACCATTTTGATCTGAATACTACGGTAGTCATACCTGGGTAGTCGTTTAATTTCAGACAAACTAGACCAAAGCGTGAGGTTTAGTAGCAGACCCACTCGGGCCTCCTGCTCGGTATACTCTGCTTCCGCTATAGACGAAACGTGGGATGGGCTGTCTATACGGGGTTTGATAGTCTTCCTGACACAAAAAAGACTATCGCTAATTTATTGTTGCATTAATTATGTAACTATCGTATATTATTAATGTTAATAACAGAGCACAGTGCTCATTTCTATATTATGGAGAAAACATATGACTACTACTAATCGTGTCCTCGAAGCTCTTATGTCTGGTGAAGAACTTACTGGCAAGCAGATTTCTGCTCGCTTTGGAATTGCTAATGCTCGTGGAGTTATCCATACTCTTCGTTCAGAAGGCTTCCCTATTTACCTCAACAAGCACACCGATACTAAAGGTCGTGTAACCAACAAGTACCGTCTTGGTAAGGCTTCACGTCGAGTCGTCGCTGCTGGTTATGCAGTTCTCGGTGCAGAAGCTTTTGCTTAATATCTAAGTCACCGTTATGGGTTCATAAAGGGGGGCTTAGTGCTCCCCTTTTTCTTTTGGATCCATAGCTCAATAGGTAGAGCAAGCGGCTTTTAACCGAAAGGTTTCCGGTTCGAGTCCGGATGGATCTACCAAAGGATTTATTATGACACAACAACAAATAATTATTGCTACCATTTTATGGTTTATTAGTATTTCAATAACATATAGTCATAGTGGTTTTAATAATATTAAAAATTGTTATAAGATGTGGTTTACTAGAGAATATTGGACTAACTATAACAAAGTAGAGTTTGCTAGTTGGCTTGCAAAAGCAATCATTATTGTTCCTGGTTTAATTTTTAATATACAAATATGGTGGTTATATTTCTTTACTTTAGCAACTAGTTTAACGTTAATATGGGCTAGTAATAAAAAACTACTACCTACTCTTGTAGGGTTTAATACTATATGGGTATGGATAAGCTGTATGGTATTAGCACAGAATTTAATTTAATATCTGCCTGTAGCGCAGTCTGGTAGCGCACTTGATTTGGAGTCAAGGGGTCGTAGGTTCGAATCCTACTAGGCAGACCAATTTACATAAATATTTAATGAAAAAAATATTAGTTATATTATTTTCGTTATTTTATTTACCTGCTTATGCAGAAGAATGGTTAGTGATTGAAACTACTAAACATTATCAAATAAAAATATTACAACCTACAATTAAACTAGCAGATAGAGTTACAGTCTGGCAAAAACTCCTACGATATGATCGTACATGGTTACTTGCCAAAGTAGAGTGGGACTGTATTACCAAGCAGTATAAAACATTAGTAGCTATAGAAAGTTATAGAGATGATCCTCCAAGAGTTAACTATAACGTGTTAGATAGATTTCATTCTATTAAGACTGCTGCTGATCAAATGATTTACAATACAATCTGCAATTAATAAGCTTCCATAGCTCAACTGGATAGAGCGCCACGCTACGGACGTGGAGGTTAGGGGTTTGAGTCCTCTTGGGAGCTCCATGCCGTCTTAGTGTAGTGGTAGTCACGTCAGATTGTGGCTCTGAAAGATCCAGTTCAATTCTGGGAGACGGTACCATGCAAGTAGGTCGGCAAGGTGTCGAGGAGTCCTCATAAGGCTTTTAAGGTTGGTTCGACTCCAACTATTTGCACCATCCTCTGATAGCTCAAAGGTAGAGCACTCGACTGATAATCGAGAGACCAAGGATCGATACCTTGTCGGAGGACCATTTTTTTGGGGGATCGTCTAATGGTAGGACCTAGGATTTTGATTCCTGTTATCGGGGTTCGAGTCCCTGTCCCCCAGCCATGCGGTGTTCGTCTATCGGTTTAGGATAAGACCCTTTCAAGGTCCAGAGATGGGTTCGATTCCCGTACACCGCACCAAATAAAAAAGCTCTCACCTTACGATGAGAGCTTTAATAATAAAAACTTTCAATTAAACTATTATCTATTTTTCCATATACTATGCAATACCCAGATAGCGACTAAACCAACAAGTCCTTCTGAGCCTAGTGACTTAACAATTGATGTTACATTAGCAATAACATCTACGTTAGGTAGAAATGGAATTGCAATACCCTTAAATAATACACCTACAACAATCATAAGTGCGAGAACTGATACTGCCACATCAGCAAGAGCACCTGCCCATGTTTTAATAGTTTTTAGAATATCCATCTTGGATCCTCCATACAGCTCAACATTGAGCCAGTAATATTTATTAAGGTTGGTCGCTTAATAGACTCGCGTAGTGCCACGGTTAGCCTGCATTTATAAATATAACATATTAACAAAAAGGTGATATGTTATGGAATCAGTTAAAGTAAAAATTGAAAATTATGATAGAGAGAGTAATTCTCTTATAGTTTCTTTTAGCTGTTTACATGAAGGTAAACATTATGAAACTACACCATATTCGTTTAATTCAGTAAATTTTAATGCTGATACAGAAGAAGAGTTAGTAAAACTATTAGCACTTATTGGTTCTGATTATCTTGATCAAAAAATTAAATCAGATAAATTATCACATGATTTTTTTGAAAGTATTTCTAATAAAGAATATAATTTAAATATGTCGGATGTTAGACCTGTTCATTCTATACATACTGCAGATGAATTAAAATTAGGTGATTCACTGGAAGTTGAAATATGAAACTTATAAGCACACTTTCAGTTTGTAAAGGTTTTGCAATGTGTAGAGGTCATATTACCTCTAATGACTTTTATGAGTATACTCAAGAAGATGTCTCTTCAGATGCAAGATTTAGCCAAATATTCTATTTACTAGAAGGTAGTGGTACAGTATATAACGGTGACGGTTCATATCATAACAAATCAGATGTATCTAATGCCTGGGATATTAGATACTTTTATAAAAAACCATATAAGTTTGTTGCAGGTGACAGAGGTGCAACTTGGATATGCATTAACCCTATACCTGCAGATAAATTTTTTGATATGGTACTTATTAAACAAAGTACATCCATACAAGGTACAGAGGAAGAACAAAATATAATATGTGTAAAAGGTACTGCAATAATTAATGATAAGCAACTAAAGCAATTTAATTATGCAAGAATACCTAATGGTAAAGTGGCAAACATTACAGTACCCGAAGGGTCAGAACTTTTATATATTAAAAGGTAAGAATAAAAATGCCATCAGCTAATACACCTACCTCAGGTCAATCTATATCAGTATCGGAAATATTTAATGTTTTTGGTTCAGGTAATGATCCTTTAGGTAAAACAAGAGATGTTAACGATTACAAAGGTGTAACCTTTTACGGATCACTCTATCCTTTTAATCAAGGTAGGTTTACAACAACAGCTCCTATAAGTTTTTCTGACTTCTACGATAAAACTTCTTCTGATCCTGCTCCACCAGGTTCTTCTACAGATAACACAGCTGGATCTAACAAATCTTTTACTATACCGGTTTTTAGAAACAATATAAAATTTGAAATATGGGGTGCAGGGGGTGGAGCAGGTGCTGCAGATCATGATTCAGTTAAAGCATCTGGTGGGAGTGGTGGTACATCTTCTATAGTAATAAATTCTTCTACACTTACTGCAACAGGTGGTGGAGGTGGAACTAGTGGTTATAGATATGGTAACCAGAATGGTTCTGGTGGTGGCGGCGGCACTGCTTCTAATACAGGTACTTTCACTACTAGTACAATAGTAAAAACAAACGGCAATTCAGGTGGTAATGGTGATGCAGGTGGTGGTACTGGTGCTAATGGTGGGAATGCTCCTAACGGTGGTACAGGTGGTACAAGGGGTGCGCATAATATAAATGGTAAAAACGGTTCTCCTGGTAGAGCACCAGGAGGTGGTGGCGGATCAGGTGGTTATAGTGACTTTCAATCAGGTAAAAATGCAAACCCTAACAGAGCAGCTGGTGGATCAGGTGGTAGTGGTGCTTATGCGTCTTTAACTTTTACCAGAGCGCAAATTACCCCGGGATTAGTTATTAGATATACTGTTGGGTCAGGCGGTGCAGGTTCCGCAGGTAATTTAGGTAATGGTGCAGCAGGTGCATCTGGTGGATTTAAAGCTACCTGGTCTTAAAATAGTT